GTGCTTAATCTATCTGGATATGATAACAGAGCTTTTAAGAGTTCTTAATTATTTTAAAGTTAATGTAAGCTACGATTCTATGTTGGATTGTAGCTTATATGAACTCGACTACTGGATAGCTAGAGCAAATAAGTTTGTAGAAGAAGAGGAAGAAAGACAGAACAATGATGACTAAGGAGGTGGAGTAGATGGCTAAAGACATGAGTTTAATTTGGCAGATGGGCGTTGCTGGAGCAAGTGAAACTATGTCTATTTTATCTAAGGCAGCTAAGTCTTTAAATGAAGTAAAAGATTCTACAGAAGACTTAGTAAAAACTCAAAAAAAACTAGAGAATTTAGACAAAGTTACAGAAGCATATAAGAATGCTAACTCTGAATACAATAAAGCGGCTAAGAATTTAGAACAGCTTAGAAAAGCATATGCTAAATCTAATAATGTTACTGCAGAATTTAAAGAGCAAGTTAAAAATGCAGAAAAGCAAGTAGATAAACTAAATAAGCAAAAAGAAAGACAAAAGCATGTCTTTGAAGCAGCAAGAAGTGCTTTAGAAAACGAAGGAATTAAGCTAGAAGGTTATAAGAAAAAGTTAAAAGAAGTTAATGAAGAACTAAAGAAGCAAGAGAAGTTGAAAAAGGATCTAAGTAAAGCACAAGCTATATCTGATATGGGAGACCAGTTCTCTAAAAAAGGAAGTGAGCAACTTAGGAGAGGTGCTGCAACAGGAGCTGCATTAGCTGTTCCAATTAAATTCTATATGGACGTAGAAGAGTCTCAAGCAGATTTAAGAAAAATTCTAGGTAAAGAAGCTGAAAAATACTATGATGATTTAGCTGAATTATCTAAAAATGGCCCTCTATCACAAATAGAAATTAATGAAATAGCAGGAAGTTTAGCGCAGTCAGGAATAGCTGGAGAAGATATAGTAGCTTATTCGGATATGGCTGGAAAAATGAAAGTAGCATTTGATATTTCTACAGATGAAGCAGGAACATTCTTGGCCAAAACAAAAGAGCAGTTAAATTTATCTAAAGATGAACTTTTCTCTTACATGGATACTCTTAATATGCTGTCTAATAACTACTCTGTTACTGCTGCACAACTTGCAGATGTCTCAGCGAGAACAGGTGGGTTTGCTAAATCTATAAACTTATCTAAAGAATCTAACATGGCGTTTGCTACATCTCTTATATCTACAGGAGTAACTGCAGAACAGACAAGTACTGTATTAGGGAAGCTATATTCTGAGTTATCACAAGGTGCTAATACTAAGAATAAAGCCGAAGCATTAAAACAACTAGGATTTGACCCTAGGACTATAAACAAAGAAATGGCTGAAAATGCTGAAGGTACTATCTTAAAAGTACTAGAAAAGATTAAAAACTCTAATGTCGCAGACAAGTCAGCATTGATTAGTGATATCTTTGGAAGTGATAAATCTGTAATCAACGGATTATCTGTGCTATCAGAAAACTTAGATGGAGTTAAAGAGAAATTAGAAAAAGCAAAAGAGGCTGTATCTGAAAATGAAAGGGTTAATGGAGAGTATGAAGATAGAATAAATACATTATCTAACCAACTAAAGATATTTAGGAACAATGCTTTTAATGCTCTTGCAGACATTGGTAAGAGCATAGCTCCAGAACTCAAAGAAACTCTAAATACTTTAAAAGAGTTTGCTGGAAAAGTAGCTAATTTCATAAAAGAAAATCCTAAGCTAGTAGCTTTTATAGTTAAGATGGTTGCTGGATTTGCTGCAATGAATTTAGGAATGGGAATAGCAAATAAAATGTTATTGGGCCCATTTGCAAAAGGTGTAGGTTGGTTATATAAGTTTGGAGCTTTTAAGAGTAAAGGTGGGGTATTCTTTGCTTTAAAGAAAATGTTCCCTTTGGCATCAAAAGTCTTTGGAACTTTCGTAAAAATTGGAACTTTTTTAGGTGGAAAATTTATAGGTATTATAAAAATGGTTGGTTTAGCATTAAAAGCTGCTTTTGTAGCTAATCCAGTCGGGCTTATAATTGCAGCTATTGTAGCGGTTATTGCTATTTTTGTCCTACTTTATAAGAAGTGTGAATGGTTTAGAAAAGGAGTAAATAAAGCTTGGAAAGCTATAAAAGAAGGGTTTAAAGCTACTTGGACTTGGATAAAAAATAAATTTCACGCATTAATGGAGTTAGGAGCTAAAGTATGGGCTAAGATTAAAGAGTATAAGGCTCTATTTATACCATTTATAGGTATTTTTGTAGTATTATATCAAAAATGTGAATGGTTCAGAAATGGAGTAAATGCTGTATGGAAGGCTATAAAAAATGCTTTCACTAATACATGGCAATGGATAAAAGATAAATTCAATACTTTACTTGAAATAGGGTCTAATGCATGGAATGGCTTAAAGAATAGTGCTACAGCTATCATAGATAAAATTAAAGAAGCTTTTAGTGGTTTTTTTGACTGGATAAATAAAAAATGGGAAAGCCTTAAAAACTTTGGTTCTAAATTAAATCCTTTTAACTGGTTTAAAGGAGATGGAGAAGTAGCCCAAAACTATTCAGGTACTAACTACTTTGGCGGAGGACTTACAACTCTAGCTGAAAGAGGTGCTGAAATTGTGGAAATGGGAAATAGTTCTTTCTTAGTAAATGCTGAAACACTAGCTAATTTACCTCGTGGAGCTAGAATTCTTAACAATTCACAAACTAGAAGCTCTTTGTCTTCAAGGGTATCGTCTTTAAAAGATAGAATTAATGGCATTTCTAATAACTCAAAAACAGTTGTAGGTGGAGATACAATAACTATCAACATTAATGGTAGTTCTGGAAGTGCTACAGATATTGCTAGAGAAGTTAAAAGAGTACTTGAAGAAATGCAAAGTAAGAAAAGAAGGACGGCGATAGTATGAAAAAAGTAAAAGTTTATAAGACGGTTAGTGGAGATACCTGGGACTTGATAAGTTATAAATTATATGGGTCAGAACAGTATTTCCATCAACTTATGAGAGCTAATCTTAATTTACTATCTATCGCTGTATTTGATTCTAATATACCTATCATAGTACCTGAAATTACACCTATCGCAAGTGCTGTAGAAACATCTAAACTGCCACCATGGAAAAGATAAAAAATTTCTCTTGACTTTTGAGTACCGAAAGTATATAATTATTTTATGGAACTCAAAAGTGAGGTGATGGGTATGGGTTCAAAAATGGGTAGACCTGTTATGGGAAGTCCAAAAACTAATGATATTAAAGTAAGGATTGATGATGAAACTTTAAAAGAATTACTTAAATATTGCGAAAAAAATGGAATAACAAAAGCAGAAGCTATAAGGCAGGGTATTCATTTGTTATTAAAAAAATAGAACACTTAGGAGCGTGTCGGCAAACTCAACCCTAAATGTTCTGGCACAAGAAGTTACCCTCTTATGAAATCTATTATATCATAAGGGAGTACTTCTATCAATTATATTTTGAATGGAGGTATTTTTTTATTATGGACAAATTTGAAGTAGAAAAACTAAGTATGAAAATGGAAGCCCTTGATAATTTGTTGTTAGCTATGGAGACTGCAATATTCAGTGGAAATTATGATGTATCAAATTTCAGAAGAGGATTTGCACATTTAACAGACATGGCTATGGAAGTTAGCAGTGAACTAAATAAAATGGTAGAGGGGGCATTTGCAAATGGTAGAGCAAAAAATTAAAAATGAAATAACAAGTTTGGAATTATTGGAACAAATAAATCTTTTTAGAAAAGAAGAAGGAATTAAAAAAGAACTTCTTCATAAAACTTTATTGGCTATAATTAGAGATGAATTTTCTGAGGAAATCACTGAGCAGAAAATTTTGCCCAGCTCATACAAAGATAAATCAGGACGTACAGTCCCTATGTTTATCTTAACTTTATCTCAAGCAAGACAAGTTTTAGTAAGAGAAAGTAAGTTTGTAAGAAGGGCAGTTATACATGTCTTAGAAAAGTTAGAAAATCAAGGACTAGAAAATAAGGAACAGAAGAAACTGCCATTTCAAGTACAAGAAATTAAACCTACTACTTGGAGAGGACAGCCAGTACTAGAACTTCAGCAATTATCAAAAATGATAGGTGTGCCTGATGTTAATCTTCATTGGTATGCAAAAAGAAAAAAACTTACCTTAAAATTTGATAATTTAAAAGCATATAAAGAAGAGAATTCTAATAAAAATTATTCATCTGTTTCAGCTATAAGTCTTTTATACAAGCCAAATGTTATATCAATATGTAAAAGATATGGGCTTTATAACAAATATAAAGATTTCATAGATAATTATTTTAAAACTAATAATTTGGTTGAATATAAAGGTAAAGCAAATGATGAGTTTGAACATTTGATGGCTGAAGCAACAAGAATAAAAGCAAACTTGTTAAAAGAAAAAGCAGAAATAGAAGAAAAATTAATGAAATTAAACAAAATGGGATTAACTAATTAATAAACACTAAGAGCAGTATAAAAGCTGCTCTTTTTTATTGCAAAAAGGAGGCTGATAGAAATGGGATAGCAAGAAATATAAAGATATTAGTTTTCTATGAAGGAGTAGATATTACAGAAGAAATACAGCCTAGTATTTCATCAATGACTTATACAGATAACTCAAAAAATGCGGTAGATGACTTAGAGTTAGACCTAGAAAACTTAGACTATAGATGGCTTAATGAATGGTATCCTGATGAAAATTCAAGACTCTTAATAGGGATCCAGCAAAACGAAAATGGGATATCTAAGTTCTTAGACCTTGGAATTTTCTATGTAGATGAACCTACTTTTAATAACCAAAGGCTTTCTCTCAAATGCCTGGCATTACCGTTAGACCAGACTATAAGAGAGCAGGTTAACAGTGTTGCATGGGAAAAAATAACTCTATCAGAACTTCTATCTAAAATAGCAACTAAGCATGAACTAGATTATGAGTTACATTGTGATAATGCCTTCTTTGACAGACTGGACCAAGATAGAGAAACAGACTTAGGATTTTTAAAAAGAATTCTATCTGAAACAGCTCTAAGTTTGAAAGTTACTGACGATAAGCTAATAGTCTTTAATGATGATGCGTTAATTGATAACGATAATATCGACATCTTTAATATTAAAGATTTTCGTATTAGAAGCTTTACACTAAAGAAGAAAAATCAAGGAGTTTACGACAAAGTTGAGGTTAGTTATTATGATGCAGACAAGAAAAAACACATTGTTGAGACAATTACAAAAGAAGAACTTGAGAAAAGAAATGAGGTAAAACATGCTTGATGATGGGGGATATATAGCTTTTAAAGAGAAAGCAGATAAAACAAAAACTAAAAAAAGAGTTAAAAAAGCTAAGACAAAAAAGATTAAAACTAAAGGAAAATCTCAAGCTAAAAAAGTGGCCGAGAAAACTCTAAAGGATAGTTTAAAACAAGAATACTCTATAAACTTAACAGTTGATGGAGATGTTAAATACTGTGCAGGTTGCATTATAGAACTAGATGATAGTTTTGGTAGATTTGCTGGACGATATGTAATTGATAAAGTTACACACAATATCGATGGAGACTACTCTTGTGATATAGAAGCTTTTAAAGTTGGAGCTAGACAAAATGCTGAAGATGGAGCAAAAGCGATTGATAAAGCTAAAAGAGATAAGGCAGAGAAAGAAAAGGCTAAAACTGCAAATACAAGAAAAAAAGAAAGAGAATTAAAAAAAGCAAATAAGATTAAAAGTAAAAAGGTGGTGAGTAAGAATGCTGGATATCTTGAAGCAAGGGGAAGTAAATGATATAGACATAGCAAATGGTAAAGCAAGAGTTATATTTCCTGATAGAGATAATAAAATTTCAGATTGGTTAAATATCCTGGTTCCATTCTCAGAATCACATTCAGATAATTATCATCTTGAAACAGGGCAAACAGTTATAGTCTTATCATTACCTGACATGATGGAGCAAGGTTACATCTTAGGTTGCCCTATGAGACCATCAGGAATTTCTGAAGGAGAAGTAAAAAGGACATTCTCAGATGGTGGTTTTTATTCTTACAAAGATGGAGTTTTAACCCTATCTCCTGTCACTAAAGTAGTTATTACAGCAGATGTTGAGTTAAAAAAGACATTAACTGTAGATGGAAATACCACTTTTAAAGCCGATACTAATACTAAAGGTACTGCTAAATTAGGAAATATTAATCTTAATGAGCATACTCACTCAGGAATACAACCTGGAAACAGTAAGACGGGAGGTCCATCATGATTGGAAGTTTAGGAGACATAATTTTTTACGCTAGTGACTTAAATGTATTTTCTTTAAAGAAAGAATTATCAAGAAGTAGAAAAGCTAAAATAACTCAACATGAGCCTATTTATGGGATTGGTAAAGTAAGACAACAAGGTAGAGAACTTATGGAAGTTAGCTTATCTATAGAATTAATAGCAGGACTTACTAAGGCCCCTAGTCTACATTTACAAATGCTAAAAGACTTTATGGAGTTGGGAAGATATGCCCCATTAATACTAGGATATCACGTCATTGGAGAGTTTCCATTTCTAATAACTGGGATAGACGAAACACTATCACATTTCAATGCTGCAACAGGAGAGTTTGACTATATTAACTTAGATATAACTTTACTTGAGTATGTAGATGACCCTTTACAGTATCAAAAAAAGATAGAGTACAGACAAACAGCTAAAACTATTCTTGGAGTTGAGTATGAGGACACTGTAAAAAATCTACAAAAGAAGGTGTTTAAGTTATGATATATTTGATAAATTCTAAAGATGAAATAAACTATAACCCTCAAAATGAGATAGAAGATGTAGTAAGAAATGTACATATAATTCTAAGAGTTACAAAAGAAGAGCAGCCGTTAATGAGAGATTTTTCTTTAGATAGTGATATGGTTGATAAAAATATTCCAGTTATTAAAAATAAGCTCATAGGCTTACTAATGACTAATTTAAAGAAGTATGAACCAAGGGCACTGCTTAAAAATTTAGATTTAAAGTTAGAAAATAATGACTTAGAAATAATGCTAGAAATAGAGGTGATTGTATGATAGACGATACTTATGAAATATTAGATGCAAATGCTGAAGAACTAAGACAGCAAATGCAAGAAAAGTTTGAAGAGTTAAGTGGAAGAAAAATCTCTAAGTATTCACCTGAAGGGCTTATCTTTGCTAGTGTTGCTTATCTTATAGCTATGAGAGAAGAAAACTATAACGATAATTTAAAGCAGAATTACTTAAAATATGCTAGAGATTATAGATTAGACCTGTTGGGAGATAGGTATGGAGATAGAGGGTTAAGACTAGAAGAGCAATATGCTAAAGCTACTTTTAGATTTTCTATCATATCTACTAAGCAAAAGAAAATAGTTATCCCAAAAGGGAGCCTGATTAGATATAATGACCTTTATTTTGAGACAAATGAAGAGTATTCTATTGCAGAAAATACCTTATATGTAGATGGAATCGCTACATGTAAAACACCAGGAACAATAGGGAACAATATCCCTGTAGGTCATATCAATACGATGGTTGACTTATATCCTTACTTTTCTAAAGTAGAAAACATTACAATTTCAAATGGTGGTACAGACTTGGAAGAAGATGAGGTCTATAGAGAAAGATTAAGACTTGTTCCTGACTCTTTTTCTATTGCGGGTTCAGTTGGAGCTTATGTGTTTTGGACTTTATCAACATCTCCAGAGATAGTTGATGTTACTGTTAAGAGTCCAAACCCTTGCGAAGTTGATATCTACGTACTTACAAAAGATGGAGTTCCCTCTGAAGAGTTGAGAAACCAAGTATTGAAAGTTGTAAACTCAGATGAAATAAGACCTTTGACAGATAAGGTTACTATAAAAAGTCCTGAAGTTGTAGATTACAAAGTTGAATTTGATTATTACATAAATAAAGCTGATGAAATCAATATTAACTCAATAAAAGATAAGGTACAAACAGCTGTAAATGAGTTTATAGAATGGCAAAAGAGCAAATTAGGTAGAGATATTATTCCAGACGAATTAATTAAAAGATTAAAGCTTGCAGGAGTAAAGAGAACTGTTATAACATCTCCGATTTACAAAAAGCTAGAACCCCATCAGTTTGCTAAGTGTAATGCTAGTATAGTGATCAATTATCTAGGAGTTGAAGATATATGATATTAATAGATGACTTGAGATTAACAGACATTGCTGCAGTATCTACTTTAGATGATGCTACGACTAAATGGATATATGAGTCTATAGACTATGTCTTGAGAGGTAGAAACTCTATCATAAACAGTGAATTAAAAAAGCTTGAAATGATAGATTTAATGAATGAGCAAGAGATTAATATGCTCTTGTGGGAATACTCTATCTACACTAAAAATGCAACTCTTGAAGAAAAGAAAAAGATAGTTAAAAGAGCTATATTTTCTAAGATTAATATGGGAACAACTAAGGTATTAAAAGACGTGTGTGGGCTACTGTATAAAGGATTTGATGTAAAAGAATGGACAGACTATAACGGTAAACCTGGGACTTTTAGAATCTATACGGATAAGAAAATAACAGATCCAAATGAGTATAGAGAGTTGATGGAAAACATAGAAGCTAATAAGAATGTTAGAAGCCACTTAGATTATATAGAGTTAAAACAAGTAAACACCTCTAATTACTACATATCTGGCTTTAAAGAAATGACTTTGTTGGCAACTAAGGAAAATAAAAAGAAAGACTTTACTGTAAATAGCAATGTTTACATAAAAGCATATAAGCAAATAACAGGAGGTATGACTAAATGAAATTTAATGGGATAACTAAAAAAGGTAGAGAATATTTGGCTAGAATTCAAGCAGAGAACAAGCCGATTAACTTTGCTAAGATTAAAATAGGTGATGGTAGACTAGACAACTACGACAACCCTGCAGAGCTAGAACACTTGATTAATCAAAAAGTTGAGAAAGGAATATTGACCTTAAACCAGGAACATGACACAGTTATTTTGACTACTAACATTGATAATGTGAGTCTTAGAACAGGGTATTATCCAAGAGA